CGTTACGTGGGCCAAGGTCACGGGATCAACTATCGCGGGGTCATATTCCGTAGGCAATACCGAGAGCTGGCTGACCTAATCGTCAAGAGCAGGAAAATGTACGGGCCAGTGTTTAAGGGCGCTAAGTTCCACGAATCCCCCAGTCAGTACAAGTGGAGATTCGAAGACGGAGAGGAGCTGCTATTTCGAGCTGTGGAATCACCGTCCGATTACTGGGTGTATCACGGCAATGAGTTTCAGTACATAGGCTTTGATGAGCTCTGTAGCTGGCCCAACCCGGACCTTTACGATTCTCTCAAGTCACTTCTCCGTGTCAGCTCAGAAGGCATACCGCTCAGGGTCAGAGCTACGACCAACCCGTTTGGTCCTGGCGCTAGCTGGGTGAAAGGTAGGTTCGTAGACCCGTCACCTGACTGGGCACCGGAGGGTACGCACATGACCCACCGTGATCGTCCCATAGCTAGGTTTGACTCCGTGGTTACAGAGAACACCTACCTGATGACGGCATCGCCTGAGTACCTGGCCAACCTTGCCAGTATCGACAACAAGGGGATGCGTGAAGCGTGGTTGCACGGTTCTTGGGACTACGCAGTCGGAGGCTACTTTAACGGCTTCTTCGACAAAGACCGAAATGTGATCCCGGACTTTCCGATCACAAGGGACCAGAAGCATTGGATCAGCTTGGACTGGGGTTTCACCGCTCCGTTTGCCGTGCTGTTCTTCACCAGAGATTTTGAGGGCAGGGTAATCCAGTACGACGAAATCTATGGTTACGGGGGAGAAGGGGGAAAAGGTATCAAGAAAACCGCTACAGAAGTAGCAGAACTAATCAAGGAGAAGATGGAGTTTTATGGCAAGGCAGGTATTGAATACAGAGGAAATGTCGCTGATAGCGCGATATTTAATCGCACAGGATCGGAAACCAGCATCTTTGAAGACTTCCTTAGAGAAGGCATCGTTTTCTCACCGAGTGGGAAAGGTAAGGGATCGCGTGTTAGTGGTTGGAACAGTGTTCGGGAAGCTATGCGCACGGGGCGCTACGTGGTTACTGAGAGATGCACTCATACCATCCGCACAATACCTCTTCAAATGCCTGACGAAAAAAATCCAGACGATATCGACTCAATGGGAGAAGACCACATCGCGGACGCACTCCGCTACTCCTTGGTCCATGTTCTCCCTAACAGCCGCAGAGCGAAGAAGGATAGAGGCTACGCTCCGGGGTCATTTGGATACCTGCTTGAGCAAGGTACCAGAGAAAAGGAAGACCGACACCTCTTTGACTCGTATGGAATTCTCCACTAGGAAACAGCAATGGATGACAACAAAGACAAAAACCCACAGGTAGTTCGACTGCAAAAACTTGTAGACCGATCAGGAAACAAGTTCAAGAACGCATTCAAGGACATCGAAGTCAGCAGGAACTATGCCTATGGTTCCAAGAAGGGAAAGAAAGTAAAGCCCGAATACAGCAAGACCGATGTGGTTCAGTCGAATCAAATCTTTGCAACGCTACAGGCAATGCTTCCATTGCAGTACGCAAAGAACCCTGAGATCAGCATCAAGCCTGAGAGCTATGTAGACATCAACGACCCGATGCTACCTTCCACACGGCAGTTCTCACGCACTCTGGAAGTGGTGTTGAACAAAGCCTTGGGCGACTCTGGACTCAAACGTGCCATGCTTGGCATTGTTCGTTCTATCCAGACCTCTCGCGTGGGTTGGGTAAAAATTTCCTATCAGAGGGAATACCAGACTGACCCCATCATCCTGAACCGTCTTGAAGATGCGCAGGATCAGATGGCCGCACTCAGCGCAAACATGAACTCCCTGATGGACGAGCAGGGTTACTCCCAAGATGAGCTGACCGTCAAGGAGATGGAACTTGAGCAGACGATTGCCTCAATGGAGAAGCAGGTTTCTGTGCTCCGGTCTGAGGGTTTGGTGCTCGACAACATTCAGGTTGAGGACATTCGCATAGACCCGGACATCGACTGTCTGGACAACTACAAGCGAGCCAAGTGGATTGCTCAACGCACCTGGATGGATAAGGAAGCAGTCAAGGAGCAGTTCGGTGTATCCAAAGCTGAGCTGGACAAACTGACCTCTTACATTCGATCCGGGGCAGGTAAGCCTGAAGCTGATGGTACTTCCCGCACATGGTCAACCGACGAGCAAGCGGAAACCCTGATCGCTGTTTGGGAGTATTGGGACAAGATGACCGGCACAGTTTACTGGTGGGCAGAGGGCGGCAGGGACTTCCTGCGTGACCCTTGGCAGCCAGAGAAGGTGGGTCAACGGTTCTACCCGTTCTTCTGCATTGGCTTCAACTACGTGGACGGCAAGGAATGGCCGATCTCCGATGTTGAGCTGTTGATGAAGTTGCAGGACGAGTACGACATTTCCCGCGTACAGGAAGCGAAACACCGCGAGCTTACAAAGCCCATGTTTATCGCTGACCGTGCCCGCGTCAGCCGTCAGGACGTTACCAGTTTCTCTATTGGTGAGATTGGCGAAATTATCCTCATTGATGCCGGTGGTCAGCCTGTCAATCAGGTATTCCAGCCTGCGCAACACCCACCGATGATTCCCACGGTTTATGACGTTACTCGCGTCCGTGGTGACATGGAGTACGTGTCAGGCCTTGGTGACGCCCAACGTGGTTCCGTCATGCGAGCCAAAACCGCGACAGAAGCGAACATTCAGCAGGAAGGTTTGTCTACTCGCGTGGAAGCCCGCAAGGATATGTTGGAAGACTTCATATCAGAGATCGCTGTCTATGCGTCCGAGATTCTGTTACAGGAGATGCCGATTGAGCTGATCCAACGCTACGCCGGACAGACTGCGTTTTGGCCTGCTGACCAGATGAGCAAAGATCAAATCTTCAGCATGACCGAAGTAAAGATCAGGGCAGGAACTACCGGCAAACCCAACAAAGCCATGGACATGGAGAAGTGGGGTGCGGTACTTCCCGAAGTCAAAGAGGTTCTGGAACGTGCAATCCTGATGCAGGAAGAGCTGATGATTCCGATCCACATGAACCCTTGGGTGAAGTTGTTAGCAGAAACCATGCGCAAGGCCGATGAGGCGTTTGATGTCATGGAGATGTTCCCTGAAGAACTGGTTCAGTATTTCGAAATGATGGGACAACAGAAGCGCCAGATGCAGCAGATGGAGCTCCAAGCTCAGCAGATGCAAATGCAGATGCAGACTCAGCAGATGATGATGGGTCAGCAGCAAATGGCGGGTAATCAGATGGAGTTAGAACAGCAGGCAGCAGGTGGGCCTGAACAACCTATGCCTCAGTAATTTAAAAGGGAGATGAAATGGGCACATTGCAAGAAGCACTTGAAGACGCGGTATCTAATGACGAACCAGAAGCCGTAGAGTCCGAAGTTGAGGAGAAAGAAGTATCTGATGTCCTCAGCGAAGAGCTCACCAAACTCCGAGCAGGAGAGGGTGAAGAGGAGCATACTCCCGCCGAGGATGCCGTGGTTGAGGAAGGGGGCCCGGAGGAGTCTGATGCCGAAGGAGAGCAAGAAGATTCCGGGGATGTTCCAGAAGACGAAGAGGCTTGGCTTGCCAATCAATCTGAGCGATCTCAAGAAAGATATCGACAGTTAGCTGAACGAGCCAAGGCTGCGGAAGAGGAAGCGGCTCAGGTTCGTGCGCAGGGTCAAGAGCTGTACCGGATCATGGCTGATTCAGGCGTGACCCCGGAAGACATGACCGCGTATTTTGAGTACCACAAGGCTGTACGCAATGGTGGCGATGCTTCCGAGTATTGGGGTCAGTTAGAGCGAGCCCATAGCCAGTTCACTGGTCAAGCTGTTGGTAATGCCGACCCCCTGAAAAACCATCCAGACCTGATGGCACAGGTTGAAGAGTTTGAAGTAACTGAGGAAGCAGCTCGCGAACTTGCGTCACTCAGAGATTACTCTCAGCGCATGAAGCAGGTTGAGGAGCAGAACGCTCAGCAACAGGCGCAGTACGGTCAACAGCAGTTAGAGCAACAACAGGCCGCAACCTACGCTCATAACGCCAGTGTTGAACTGGATCGTTGGGCTGCCGACATGAAAGCCAAAGACCCTCAGTTTGAACAGAAAGAGGCCTTGCTTTTGGAACGCGCGCAGGAACAGTTCCCTAATATGCATCCAGCTTATTGGCCGGAGTTTGTTGCCCGCGAGTATGAGTACCTATCAAAGGCAATGCCCGCCGCAGAAGAGAAGCCAAAGGCTCCTAATACCATTCGACCTGGCTCCTCTGGCACCACCGCCCAACCGGAACCAAAGAGCATTGGTGACGCTCTAACAAACGCATTGCGCGAGATGAGGGAGTGAGTGTTGACAACCAGCATTTTCGTGCTATTCTGGGAATGAGAGGGAACGAGATTCACTGGGGCAAGGGCTCCGCGTATAACCTGGGCAGAATCCCAGGTTCTTCTGTTCGCGTCGAAAGATCACGAAACAATGACGGTTGGACATTTCTTATTTCCAACGATCATCTCACGTATCTACACGTTGACCTATTCCCGGTTGGAACCAAGGAAGAACTTGATCAAGAGATTCTTCGGTGGATCGCAACCCACAAGAAATTAACTATTTAAGGGAGAAAAAATGAACAAGCTTTACAACCTCGCAATCAGATATGGCGCAGCAATCAGCTTCGTGCTGGTGATGTTTCTGTTGGCCCTGTTCTCTGGCGTATCAGTCGCCGGACAGAATGATGGCCAGCTTCCAGAAGGCATGACCGTTACTCAGGTTCCCTTTGGTTTGGCCTGCGCAGAACCAACACGAATGCGCGACATCCTGCTTGAAGACCACGGAGAGATCGCACTCTTCGCTGGGTGGTTGGACTCAGGTGCGCAATGGCTCCTGTACGTGAACGAAGCAAACACCTCAATGACTTGGGTAGTTCACAAAGACGATCAGGCCTGCATCGTATGGGGTGGCTACAGCTCAGAAGGCCAAGCGGTTGTACCAAACCCTGAACCTCAGTGGCCAGCAATGGAGACTAAAGCACCGCAATGGAATATGTAGTGCATGAGGTTGACAGAGAAAGCGATCACAGAAGCCAGGGCTCGTCTATCACACGGAGAATACTTGCGAATATCCGTGGATGGTGGAGGGTGCTCTGGCTACCAACTTGCTCTTACCAAAACAGCAAAGCGGAACTCAGAAGACATTACCTTAGAGAGGGTAGCGGTCATAGACCCGATGTCTCTGACTATCTTAGAAGGGGCTGAACTCGACTACGAGTCTTCCCCCTTTTCCCAAACATTCAAATTGAAGCCCCCACCGGGAACGCAATCCTGTGGGTGTGGGAGCTCTTTTACTCGACCAGAGGAGAATTCTTAATGCAGATGTCCACATACGAGCAGTTTATTTATCAATCAAGATACGCCCGTTGGCTTGAAGAAGAGCAGCGTCGAGAGACTTGGGATGAAACTGTAAACCGTTATCTGGACTTCTTTCAAAAGAGATTCCCCAAGCAGGTAAAGCCGATCCGAAAGGAACTCTTTGACGCCATCTACAACCTG